CTCAAAGGTGATGACCCTTACTGCCCCGTAAGGCAAACAAAGCCTCTTAAACTCTAAAATAGAAGGCCTCCCCCCCCTAAAGCGCCCCCAGAGACCCACGTCTCAATGGGGGCGCAATCCGTGCAACGCACGGAACCGATTTCGCCCATCGTCCAGCGACAGAGGAGCGTAGACATTAGGCGAAATCAGAGACGTGGTACCAACCACTCAAAAATCAAAAACCCTCCCCCGAAGGTCGGGGGAAACAGGGGGTTTGAACAAAGCACAGTTCCTATAGTTCATGTAACTGTGCTAGGTGACACCAAAACCCCAAAAGTCACCGCAATAAGACAGGACTGTCTTATAACAATTGCTTCTATCGATAGAAGCACATAATCTATATCACCACTGGGTGACAACTCACCCATCGACTAACATTCGGAGCATGAAAAATGAAACGACGAAATCTCAGCAGACGCGCTTCCCGCAAGAACTTCAATCGCGGCACGCGCGTCCACAAGAAAAACCTCGGCCCACGCACCGCGATGCGGGGCGGCGGCCGACTGTAATCCAGTACACACTCCCCTACCTCGATCAACACTTACAACTTGATTGGGTAGGACAATGACGCGCAGCGCTGGTGCAGGGCTCACCACAGTTAAAATTCCGGAATACCGGTCACGGTACCGGAAATCTGAAAAAGCCCACTCAACATTACTTCTCGCCTTCCTCATAGTGGCGTTATTCATAATCTTCCACGCCATATGAGGAGGCACAACCGCAATGCCTTGCTACAAACCCTTAACTGCCTGGCGAACTACAGAAAACACTTCAACCGGCAAGAAAAAGATTGCCTTCGCAAAATCCCCGCAAACGACTACACGCCTCACCCTTCCGTGCAATCAGTGTATAGGCTGCAGACTGGATCGCAGCCTAGTGTGGGCTACACGCTGCGTGCACGAGGCACAATTATATCCTCAGAACTCTTTTATCACTCTGACGTATGCGCCAGAGCACCTTCCCTGGGATGGATCACTATCAAAATCACACTTCCAGAAATTTATCAAGCGCCTACGCAAACACTTATATCCCCAGACAATCAGGTATTTTATGGCTGGCGAATATGGGGAGAAATTTTCACGTCCCCACTATCATGCATGCTTGTTCGGGGTCGACTTCCCCGACAAAGACCCGATCCGCGAGTCAGAGGGAATTATTCTATACAACTCACCGACACTCGATAAAATCTGGGGGAAAGGATACACATCGCTCGGCGATGTCACTTTCGAAACAGCTGCTTACACCGCCAGATACATCACAAAAAAAGTAACCGGAGATCAAGCTGATCAGCATTATCAAACTACTTGCGCACATACAGGCAACCTCATTACGTTAGAACCAGAATACACAGCCATGTCGTTAAAGCCTGGAATAGGCGCCGACTGGCTAGAAAAATACGAAACGGACGTCTATCCGTCCGACTTCATCATACACCGTGGCAAGAAAATCAAAGTACCGCGTTACTACGACAAAATCATGGAGCTACGAGGCGAAGACCTCGAGACCATCAAAAAATTACGGAAGATAAAAGCAAGCAAATTTAAGGAAGAAACAACCCCCGAACGCCTAGCCGTTCGGGAGCAAATAAAACATCTGAAGTTCAAACAACTCTCTAGGAGCTACGAAAACCAATGATTCACAAAATGTACTCAGTATTCGACTCAAAATCAGAAACACACACACCCCCATTCTATGACCACGCCGAAGGACGTGCAATCCGCACCTTTTCCGACTGCTGCAATGACCCAGGTCACCAGTTCGGAAAGCACCCTGAAGACTACACTCTGTTCCTGGTCGGAACATTCGACGATGACACTGGCACAATCACCCAGGACAAAATATCATCCATCGCCACTGGCAACACTCTACTGGAGAAATAACAATGCAATCCGTATCTCAGCACGACTTCGCAAAAATACCCGCACCTCAAATCGGTCGTTCCTCATTCGACCGTTCAAACGGGTTCAAAACCACATTCGACGCGGGCGACCTATTCCCGATCTTCTATGACGAAGCACTACCTGGCGACACATTCAAAATGAATGCAGCCTTCTTCGCCCGACTAAATACACCCATCGTCCCAATCATGGACAACATGCACTTCCAGACGTTCTTCTTTGAAGTGCCCGTGAGGCAAGTCTGGCAAAACTGGCAAAAATTCAACGGCGAGCAAACCAATCCGGACGATTCAACCGATTACATGATCCCACAATTACCATCACCAGCCGGCGGCTGGACAGTCGGATCACTCGGCGACTACTTCGGACTACCCACCGGCGTAGACATCACAACCAGCGCCCTGCCATTCAGAGCGTACGCGCTAATCTATAACGAATGGTTCCGAGACCAGAACCTACAGCCATCAAAAGCATTCACGAAAAACGATGGCCCAGACATCCCAGGCAACGCCCAACTATTCAAACGCGGCAAGCGGCACGACTACTTTACAAGCTCACTCCCCTGGCCACAGAAATCGGACAACGGAGCAGTATCAATCCCCCTCGGCACATCGGCACCTATCATCCGTGCAGCTGCAGACGACGATTTCACCGATGGCACTGCCCAACGAGATTTCACCACTACGGCAGGTGCCGTAGGTTGGCCCCCGGGCGGAGATCAAATCGTCAGCATAAATCTGCCAAACTTCTCCGCAGACCTTACCGACGCAACCGCCGCAACAATCAATCAACTTCGGCAATCCATCGCCGTTCAGAGGCTATTCGAAAAGGATGCCCGAGGCGGAACACGATATATCGAAATTCTTAAAAGTCACTTCGGAGTGACATCACCAGACCTCCGCCTACAACGCCCTGGCTACCTCGGCGGTGGAAGAACAATGATTAATATCTCACCAGTCGCACAAACCCAGGCAACATCGGAAACCGTAACACCTCAAGCGAACCTCGCCGCGATCGGCACGCTATCGGCAAACAATCACGGCTTCACCAAATCATTCACAGAACACACCATAATCATCGGTCTAGCCTGCGTATACGCCGATTTAACATACCAGCGAGGCATAGAACGCTCCTGGTCTCGAAAAACTCGGTTCGACTTCTATTGGCCCGAGCTCAGCACCATAGGCGAGCAGGAAGTCTTGAACAAAGAGATATTTGCCCAAGGAACAGCCGAAGATGATGACGTTTTTTCTTACCAGGAACGATTTGCCGAATATCGTTATAAACCGTCTCTGATTACCGGAAAATTCCGCTCTACAGACCCCCAGACACTGGACTACTGGCACCTCTCCCAAGACTTCGCCAACCTACCGGTACTTGGCGATGCCTTCATCACAGAAAACCCACCAGTGGATCGCGTGGTGGCGACACCCGACGAACCACAATTCAAACTGGACGCATACTTTAATCTCAAATGCGCCAGACCTATGCCGATGTACGGCATCCCAGGCCTGACCAGGATATAACCATGGAAATCACAGTATGGGATATCTACTTTGCGCAAGCTGTAGCCATGTTCTTACACCCAGGAACTAAAAACTCAGCATACGATGCCGTCGAAAAAGGTTACGACGTTGCAAATCATATGATTCAACTAAGGTGGGAAAGAAAATGCCAGGACTAATAGGAGCCGCCGTCGTCGGCGGCCTCGCCTCAGCCTGGGGCGCATCTAAACAATCGTCAGCCTCAAAAAAAGAGGCACGGCGTCAACGCAACTTTCAAGAGCGAATGTCAAATACCGCTCACCAGCGTCAAGTCGCTGATCTCAAAGCAGCCGGCCTCAATCCAATACTAGCCTCCGGTGGTACCGGAGCATCTACACCAGGCGGAGCAATGGGTACACCACAAAACATCGGCGCCGCCGGTGTTTCCGGCGCTACAGCAGCTGCCCAGGCAGTGGCAACTACTCGCAACATCGAGGCAACCACCGCCAAAACGGTCGCTGAAACCAATCCAGTTGAAAAAATGCTATCGACCTTACAATCAGCTGGTGTTCCACCAGGCAAAGCAAAAGAGGTCGTCGCCAACTCGGCAAAAAAGCTAGAATCACTCGGTATAATCGACTGGGAAAACAAGACTGGAATATCAGCTGAAGAAAACGCCGAAATCGACCGAAAAATCTCAGGCCAACAAGCAAAACAGATTGGCAATAACCTGGTATTCAAAAAACCACTTAAAGACGGCAAGCGCCGCAAATACTGGAGAAGATAAAATGAACCGTCCACACTCAATCACATTCGATAAAAAAGAAGGAATGACCAAACAATCATTCCGAGACGAATGCAACATCAACAAAATCATGGCGAAATTCCAACGTACCGGATTAATCAATCATTACGCCAAACACGCGCCGCAATACATGGACATCCCCGCTATCGACTATCACGAAGCGCTCAACATCGTTGCGGACGCTGAATCAATGTTCGAAGAACTACCCTCAACTATCCGCGCTCAATTCGAGAACGATCCGCATAAATTCCTCGAATTTGTTCAGGATCCGAACAATCTCGACGAAATGCGCGAACTCGGTTTAGCCAAACCACCTACCTTGTCGGATAAGGAACCCGACAAACCAAAGAAAAAAGACGCACCAGCGTCCCCTGAACCATCACCAGACGAATAACTCAAAGGTGATGACCCTTACTGCCCCGTAAGGCAAACAAAGCCTCTTAAACTCTAAAATAGAAGGCCTCCCCCCCC